CCGCTGGGCGGGCGCAGATGTAGAACACTTTATCGGACTCAACGGCGGCTACGAAGTTCTGGAGCAATCATACCGCGTACCAGCTTCAGTCCACCCGCTAGCAGAGCGCATAGTCAAACGCATCAACCGCCGCGTACCAAAGACCTATCTGCCCCGCGAAGAGCGCGGCAAGGTGCAGCGCATACCAAGCACCGGCTACATAGACTTTTCGGAGGGATCGTGGCTCGTGCTGGCGCAAGCCGCTTATTTCCTAGATGCCGCAACTCAAGATTTGAAAAGCAGAGGATTCCTCTACAGCTACCGCGGACGACGTTCTATTTCAGAGAAACTGAGTGAAGCCATCAACGGTTGGGAACAACTGAGAAAAGGCAAGAGGATTACGGGCGAGGCCGCACGAGCCATCTACAGTTATATGTCTGTAAATGACCGCGTCAAGCGTGGATTTAAAAAACTGCCCGCGTTAGATGACGACGAAACAGTATCTATGGATGAACTAATCGCGAACCACGGCCTTGTCGAATTGGTGCACCTCGTAGGAACGCCACGCCTTGAGGAGAACATCCGCAACTGCATATGGCATGAAGCAATGGATAAACTGCCATCTGGCGACCGTGCATATATCACCGCACTTTTGCGGCGAGGAGAAAAGTTTAATGCCATACCCCGAATAAACCTGTCCACGATCCACGGCTCTAAAGGTGGCGAGGCAGACAATGTGGTGCTCTACACTGACCTATCCCCTGCGGCACAGAAGGCTGCTGAAATGTCCCCCGATGATTTGCACAGGGTGTTCTATGTGGGGGTCACCCGAACCAAGCAGAACCTGTACTTGGTTGAACCTGACGACATGATGAGGAGTTACTGGATATGACACAAAGTGAACTGTTTGACCGCGGTAAGTTTATCGCAGCCGAAATTGAAAGGGCCTATGTACACGCTGACGACGATTGGAAGAAAGCGTATTATCACAACGCCGCGGAATACTTGGCCAAAAACAAGATCGTTGAAGGCGGTAAAATCTGCGCGTTTTGCCGTGAGCGCGGAATGCCGGACCCGCACCACCACAATGTCTGGGGCGCAATGGTGGCATCCCTACGCAAGATGGGATGGATTGAAAAGGTTGGAATGATCCAGCCCACCACAAAGCACACGCACATTAATGCCGTGTGTCAGTGGGAAAGCAAACTGTACAGGGGCGGTTGACCATGAAACGCGCTAAAAGGAAGTACGTTAGAAGGGTTAAGGGCCACAACATTTTTGTGCCGTTAGACGATAGTCTTGACGTTACCATCACGGCTAATTTCTTCACCAAAAACTGTAAGTTATGCGGAAAAGAATTTCATAGCTTTCGGGAGGATGCCACCTATTGCTCCCCCTCACACCGAGCTTCCGCCGCAGTGCAAAAACAAAGACAAGAGATGAAGGCGCTTAAAAAAGAAGTTGTTCGGTTAAGGAGGATGGTCAATGAATCGTAAAGAGGTACTTAAAAAAGCAGAAAGCTTAGTCAACGGCCCACGGGCCAAAGAATATGGCGATGCGTATGAAAACCATGAGCGCATAGCTAAAATGTGGTCTGTGCTTCTGGATAAGGAAGTTACGGTCTCGCAAGTTTACCAGTGCATGGTTGCAGTGAAACTGTCGAGGCTTATAGTAACGCCCGAACACGAAGATAGTTGGGTGGATATCTGTGGCTACGGGGCACTAGGCGGAGAGAACTAATGGTTCGCTTCATTCGCATAGAACTACTAAAGCACTACCTATCCAAAGGATGGGAGCTAATCGTAAAAGGCACAGAGATGGCCGCAGTTAGGAAAGATTATGGCACTACAGATGACGATGTTTGGACCGAAAAGTGAATGGGTTCCACCCGCAGAATTGCCTGACATCTTTGATGCTAAGCAAATTGCTATCGACGTAGAAACCCGCGACCCCAATATCAAAACCAACGGACCCGGATGGCCGACAGGCGACGGCGAAGTGGTGGGCTATGCCGTAGCTGTTGCAGACTGGGCAGGCTACATCCCTATCCGTCATCTGGGCGGCGGGAATCTGGACGAGCGCATAGTCAACAAGTGGCTAAAGAAGGTGTTTGAGTGTCCGGCAGACAAGATCATGCACAACGCACAATATGATGCGGGCTGGATCAAACGTATGGGCTTCACGCTCAACGGGCGCATAATCGACACGATGCTTATTGCATCCCTGCTAGACGAGAACCGATTCAGCTACAGCCTGAACGCGCTCTGCTATGACCTGCTAGGCAAAGTAAAGACCGAAAAGGATTTGCAGGAAGCTGCCCGCGAGTTTGGTCTCGACCCAAAAGCAGAGATGTGGAAGATGCCTGCCATGTATGTCGGGCCCTACGCACAGAACGACGCCCAGATTACGCTTGATCTGTGGAACTTTCTGTCCATGCAACTGACCAAGGAAGACCTCTGGCCAATCGCAAACCTTGAGCTAAAGCTGCTACCGTGCCTGATTGACATGACATGGCGCGGTGTTCGCGTAGACCAAGACCGCGTCGAGCGCACCAGAAACCACCTCATCAAGCAGGAAAAGGAAATCCTGAAACGCATCAAGACTGTAGCAGGCTCCGATGTAGAGCTCTGGGCAGCCGCGTCTATCGCTAGAGCATTTGATAAGCTGGACATACCGTACCCAAAGACAGAAAAGGGTGCCCCGTCCTTTACTAAAGCGTTTCTTACAGACCACCCGCATGAGCTAGCGCAGCTTATTGTTAAAGCCCGCAACCTGAATAAGACCAGCGGGACATTCATTAACACCATTATGAAGCACTGCCACAACGATGGCCGTATCCACGCACACATTAACCAAATCAGATCGGACGACGGCGGCACGGTTTCGGGGCGCATATCCATGTCCAACCCCAACCTTCAGCAAATCCCTGCCCGCGACCCAGAGCTTGGCCCCATGATTCGCAGCCTATTCCTACCAGAAGAGGGCGAACAGTGGGCAGCTATTGATTTCTCGCAACAGGAACCACGCATCTTGGTGCATTACTCTTATGTTTACGGTAAATCCCGCGGCAAACAGATGGCCGGTGTAGAAGAGTTTGTTGACGGTTACCGCAACGACCCCGACATGGACTTTCATACAATGGTGGCAGAGATGGCCAGCATCCCGCGCAAGCAGGCTAAGACCATCAATCTGGGCATGATGTACGGTATGGGCGTTAACAAACTGTCCGACCAACTAGATATCGACGTTGATGAAGCAAAATCACTGGTCCGGCAGTACCACGACCGCGTCCCGTTCGTTAAGGGCCTGATGAATGGCGTCCAAAATCGCCTCAATGACCGCGGCTCAAGCGGCTCTATCCGGTCAATACTAGGCCGCAAGTGCCGATTTGACCTATGGGAACCCGATACATTTGCCATGAACAAGGCTCTGCCCTACCAAGATGCGGTCAAAGAGTACGGCGAAACCACCAGATTGAAGCGGGCATATACCTACAAAGCCCTAAATCGCCTGATCCAAGCGTCGGCTGCCGACATGACCAAGCAGGCAATGGTGAATATTTATGAACAAGGGCGCATACCACTCATACAAATTCACGACGAAATCGCTATTTCTGTGAAAAATCGTGAAGATGCAGAAAATATTTCTCATATTATGGAAAATGCTGTACCTTTAGAGATACCTAGCAAGTGCGATATCGAAATCGGACCTAGCTGGGGCGAAGCTAAGTAGTTTTTTCATATTATTCCTCCCTAAACTGGGCTCTAGGCTATGCTTAGAGCCACCTTTTTGCTTGCACAAATACAATATGTCCTATATATTCGCTTACAGAACCACAACATCTGGGGTAGATTAATGGATATAACCAAATGGAAATCTGTTTTAGTGCCGATTGAAGTGTACGAACAGATTAAGAAACTCGCAAAAGCCGAAGGCCGTACAATCAGCGGTCAGCTTCGTATTATGTGGGAAGTTTACAAAAAGCATAGCTAATCAACTACTATATGTTGTTGACATATTTTTTTGCCTATGGTATGCGATAACTAACATCTAATCTTATAGGAAGGATTTACTGATGCTAAAGAACCTTATCAAAATGTTCTTTCCCATGTTTTCGGGTGAGCCCGAAAGAGCAAGGGATGACAACGGGCGTCTAATCGGTGACGATAAGAAGACACCAACTTTCAACGAAGCGTGGGTTGGCGGTAAGGCTCCAAAGAAACGGGGCCGACCAAAAGGCAGCAAGAACAAAGCAAAAGTTAAAGCTGCACCGAAAGCCGCGCCAAAGAAGAAGGGCCGTCCCAAGAAAAATGTTTGAGACCGCGCTTATCTGCCTAGCTACGACAGTTTACTTTGAGGCACGGGGTGAACCCTTTGTCGGGCAATCTGCTGTAGCTCATGTTGTGTTGAACCGTGTGGAGGACACACGGTTCCCCAACACAGTATGTGAGGTAGTAAAGCAAGGTCCAACATACGCTTGGCGCGTTGATTTCCCCGTCCGGCACAAGTGCCAGTTCAGTTACTATTGCGACGGTAAGTCGGATAAACCCTCTGATGAACAGGCGTGGCAGACCGCCATGCTTGCAGCATACGGGGCGATATCCGGCCGTACCTACGATCCAACTGACGGCGCAACGCACTATCATGCCGACTACGTCAACCCTGCTTGGGCTGATGTTAAATACCAAACCATCCGGATAAACGAGCACATATTCTACAGGTGGGAAAATGATTAAGCAGAAATGTGACGACTGTGGCG